GGTCGATTCGGAGCGCTCCGAAGAAGCGCCGCCGCCGGCGCCGGAGAAAACCCCGGCATCGCGGGGCGCAAGCAAGCTCGTCTGAAGTTGCCCGTTTCGCGTGCGAATGAAAGGCCCCGCTTCGGAGCGGGGTTTTTCGTGGGCGCGCGGGTGCTCGATTTGAAACAACACAGGAGAAGCAATCATGATTGGAAACTGGGGACAAGCAGCGAAGCCGGTTAAATTGCTCGATCCGATCTCGGCCGCGGCGACGGCTAACGCGACCAGCGGCTGGATCGACGTGCGCGAGGCCGAGGGCGACATCGTGTTCACCAACCAGGTCGGGGCGCTCACCGGCTCGATCACCTGGACGATCGAGGACGCGACCGACGGCTCGGGCACCGGCGCCGCCGGCATCACGCCGAACGAAGGCGCGTATGCGGCGGGCGCGGCCAACCAGATCCAGAAACGCACGCTCAACGCGAGCGCGGTGCGCGGCTGGGTGCGCTGCGTCGGAACGATCGTCACCGGCCCGGCGCTGGTGGCGGCGAATATCAAATATCACCCGAAATACACCACTTGAATGGGGATCAGCATGAACGGGACCGAACAACCGAAGATCCTCAACGCCAAGGGCGAGGCGCCGCCGGAGGCGCCGACGCCGCAGGAAGGCCCGAAGGTCGCGATGCAGATCATCGTGACCATGTTCGAGGACGGCAGCGTGAATGCGAGCGGCTCGATCCAGAACAAGACGCTCGCCTACGGGCTCCTCGAAGTGGGCAAGGACGCGATCCGCTCCTACGTCGATCAGCACAACGCGCCGCGCGTCGCGGCGCCGCAGCCGGGCCTGTTCCGCAGGCTGCTCGGCAAGCACAGCCACATCTCGGCCGCGCGCGGGCGCTAGGATGTTCGCCGAGGACCTCGCGCCGTTCTTCAACACCGCCGAGCACGCCGAGGTCGCGCTCATCGGCACGACCTCGGTCAACGGCATTTTCGATGAGCCGTCGCGCGACGATCTCGCGGTCGGCTCGACGCGGCCCACGTTCATGTGCGCCACCTCCACGCTGCCGGCGGGCTACAAGACCGCAACGATCGTGATCCGCGCGCGCAATTTCAAGATGGCGGGCGCGCCCGACGTGGATGAGACCGGCGGGGTGACCACGCTCGAGCTGCAGGAGCAATAGACGATGGCCGACCACCGCGCCGAACAGATCATGGCCGCCGTGCAGGCGCTGGTGAGCGGCCTTGTCACGACCGGGACCAACGTCGACCGCGGCCGCGAGGAGGAGATCCCTGCGGACAAGACCCCGGCGCTGCGGGTGAGGCAGGGCGCGGACCCGATCGTCGACCCGTGGGCGCAGGCGCTGCTCGATTCCGATCTCGACGTGGTGATCGAGGCCAAGGTGCACAGCAGCGCGAGCAACGTCGAGACGCTGCTCAACCAGGTGCGCAAGGAAGTCAACATCGCGCTCGTGGCCAACCACACGCTCGGCCTCGCCTTCGTGCACGCGATCGTGGAGCTCGGCGCCGGCGAGCCGCGCATTACGGGCGAGCTCGCCAAGCCCGCCGCTTCGATGGAGCTGCAATACCGCGTCAAGTACCGGCGCTCGCGCGGCGACCCGAGCGCGTGATAGGGCAGATCGAGATCAAAAACGCCGAGTGAAAAGGAGAATCTTGATGCCTAAACTCAAACCCGCCCCAGTCCAGACATCTGGATCGGCCGAGCAGCCGTCCGAGAACCCCCGCGCCGGCGCCGCGCGCCAGGCTTTCGTCACTGCGCCGCCCGATGCCGGCGCCGCCGCGCCGCGCCGCGCCCCGAACCGCCGCACCGAGCCGGGCGCGCCTGACGTCCGGACGTCCGAAATTCCAGCCGCCGCCAACCCCGAGGAGTAAGCCATGCTCAACAAGCGCGCCGTCCTGCTCGCCAAGGACGAGACCACCTACAACACCGACTCGGTGCCGGTCGCCGGCACCGACGCGATCCTGGTCGAGGACGTCAAGTGGGGCTTCGTCAATTCGCGCATGCACCAGAGGAAACCGGTGCGCGCGAGCCTGGGGATGCTGAAGCCCCTGTACGGCGGGACGTTGATCTCGGTCGGCTTCAAGGCCGAGATCAAGGGCTCGGGCGCCGCGGGCACCCCGCCCGAGATCGCGCCGCTCTTGCGCGCCGCCGGCTGGGCCGAGACCATCGTCGCCTCGACTTCGGTCACCTACAAGCCCAACTCGACGCAGACCACGCACAAATCGGAGTCGATGTATTTCTATGACGATGGCTTACTTCTCAAGCTCACCGGGGCGCGCGGCAAATGCAGCGTCGACCTGCCGGTGGGCGGCGCCGGCATGGCGAGCTTCGATTTCACCGGGCATTTCGTCAGCGTCACCGACGTCGCGCTCCCGGTGGCGACCTACGACTCGACCGTGCCGCCGCTCTATATCAACGCGCCGTTCAGCGTGGCCGCCTTCGCCGCGGTGATCAACAAGCTCGACTTCGACCTCGGCGTCGAGCTGGCGATCCCGGAGAGCGTCGCCGCGAGCGACGGCTACGGCGAGATCCAGATCACCGGGCGCAACCCGGCCGGCTCGTTCAACCCGCTGCGCGTCCTGGTGGCGACCCACAACTTCATCGCCGATTGGCAGAGCGGCACGGCGATGGCCCTGGACACCGGGTTGATCGGCGCGACCGCCGGCAACCGCTACCAGGTGACCATGCCGGCGATCGCCTACACCGGGGTGGAGCGCGGCGAGCAGAACAACGTCGGCACCTACGAGAACAAGTTCGCCGCCGCCGAGTCGGCCGGGGACGACGAGATCTCGATCGTGTTTACTTGAGAGGCCGCCATGATCAAAGCCTTGAACCCCTTCGCGCCGTTCTGGTACACCCCGCGCGCCGAAGCCGGTGCCGAGCACCCGACGCGCTTCAAGCTGCGCGGCCTGGACGGCAACCAGTTCAGCTACATCGCGCCCGAGCTGATCGTCAAGGATCAGATGACCCAAGGCGTCACCGGCAAGGGACTGGAGCTCGCGCTCGGCTACGGCCTGGTCGACTGGGAGAATTTTTCCAACGACGCGGGCCCGATTGCCTGCGTGCCGCAGAATTTCGGCCTGGTCGAATACCTGCTGCGCGTCGAGCTCGCCATGCAGATCCTCTCCGCGAGCTACGTCGCGCCCGAGGAAAAAAAAACCTGATCATCGCCGTCGAGGTCGCGCAGAACGCCGAGCTGTTCGACTGCGACACCTGCACCTGGGGGCGGCACTGCGACGTCTCGCGTCCGGCGCCCTTCGCCAAGTTCGTCATCCGCGGCGTGATCGAGAGCCGCACCTGTTTTTTGCCGATGATCAGCGCGCGCTCGGAGTTCCTGCTGCGCCTGTACCGCCACTATAAGAGCGGGATCCTGCCGCACTCGGGGGGCCTCCTCGACCAGCCGCACTACTACGCCGAGGCGATGGAGATCCTCTCCGCGATCGAGGCGCGCATCCAGGCTGAGGCGGTCGCGAAGCTGCGCGCGGAAGCCGGCAACCGGAGCCTTCACTAGACCATCATGGCCGACGAGCGACAACCCAAAATCATCTTCACCGCCGAGGACCGTACTGCGGCGGTGTTCGCCTCGCTCAAGGGCGAGCTCGGGCAGGTGGGAAAGGCGATCGACTCGGCGCGCGCGCTCATGGGAACGCTCGGCGTGGCGCTCAGCGCCGGCGCGTTCATCGCGGCGACCAAGGGCGCCGCGGAGGCCGCCGATGCCGCCGCCAAGATGGGCGACCGTTTCGGCATCGCCACCGAAGAGATGATCGGCATGCAGCACGCGGGCGATCTGGCCGGCGCGAGCAACCAGGCGCTCGCCCAGGCCATGAAGGAGCTCGCCAAGCACGGCACCGACGCCGCGCGCGGCAACGAGGAAGCGGCGAAGGCCTTCAGGCACCTGCACATCGACGCCTCGGAGTTCGTCAAGCTGCCGATGGACCGGCAGCTCTCGACCGTCATCGACCGGCTCGGCCAGGTCGAGAACGTGGCGCTGCGCAACGCGCTCGCCAATCAGACCCTGGGCAAATCCTACGGCGAGCTGATGGGCCTCGTCTCCGAGGGCTCGGAGGCCTTTGCGAAGGCGATCGCTGACGCCAAAGCGTGGGGCCTCGCGATCGACCGCGTCGACGCCGCCAAGATCGAGATGGCGAACGATGCGATGAAGCGCGCCCAGGCCGCGACCCAGGGCATGTTCACCACCATCGCGGTGCACCTGTCGCCGACGATCGTCGAACTCATGAACCAGTTCTCCGATGCGGCGGCCGAGTCGCACGGCTTCCGCGAGGAGATCTCGTTCCTCGACACGATATTGAAATCGGCCGCGTCGATGGCGCTCGCCGCGCAGGACATCATCTTCGGGCTGGGCCACCAGATCGCGGGCCTCTACGCGGCGATCGGCGCCGCGGCCTCCGGGCAGTTCCGCATCGCCGCCGAGCTCATCAACGAGGTCGACGCGGAGGTGCTGCAGCACACGATCAAGACCAACGAGCGCATCGAGGCGATCTGGAAGGCGACCGGCAGCTCGATCGACGCCGAGGCGAGAAAGATCGCCGCGCGCCGCCAGGCGATGATGCGCGGCAGCCCCGAGGACATCGACCAGGACAAGACCTTCGACGAACAAACCGCGCGCCTGGCGCAGCAGCTCGAGGCGTTGCTCGCGCACAATCGCACGGCAGAGCAGATCATCCGGGACAGCTACAACAACCGCCAGGCGCTGCTCGACGAGTCGGTCGCGAAGGGCATCATCACCGACGACTTCTGGCAGGGCCAGAGCATGCTGGTCTTCGCGCAATCCGAGGCGGAGAAGACCCGACTCCTCGACGAGGAGACCAAGAAGCGTTTCGGCATCAGCCAGGTCTACCGGCAGCTCGATCTCGCCTCGGCAAGCGCGTTCATGGGCCAGATGGCGACGATGATGTCCTCGAAGAGCCGCGCGGCGTTCGAGGTCGGCAAAGTCGCGGCGATTGCCGAGACCATCATCCAGACCTACCGCGGCGCCCAAGGGGCGTTTGCCGCTTTTGCCAAGATCCACCCGGCGCTCGGCTATGCGGCTGCGGCGGCGGCCACCGTCGCGGGCCTCGCGCGCGTGCAGCAGATCCGCGCGACGCAGTTCGGCGGCGGCGCCGCCGCGCCGGTGTTCAACGCCAACCCCGCGACCGGCGTGCCGAGCGCGCCGATCTCGCCGCTCTCGGCGCCGCCCGGAGGCGAGGGCGGCCAGGTGGTGATCAACGTAAGCGTCATCACCAACGGCAACGTGATCGGGGTGGACGGCATGGAGAAACTCGTCCGCGAGAACGTGATTCCCATCATCAGCAACGAGATGAACAACAATTCGGTCGTGCTCTTCGGCCCGAACTCGCGCCAGTCGCAGGACTTGGTGCCCGCCTGACATGGGCGCGATCACCTACACCGCCAAGCGCGAGCTCGAGCCGACCGGTTACCTCAAGACCGGCGTCGATATCTCGGCGGCGCCGGCGGACGACTCGTTCAATGCGAGCTCGACGACCCTGACGGGACTGCTCGCCGACCAGTGGCTGACCGCGGCCGGGTTCGCGTCGGCCGCGAACAACGGCTGGTTCCAGGCGAAGTCGAATTCCACCTCGGGAAAGATCATCCAGACGACGCCGCCTATATCGCACCTGCGGCTGCCGGGCGTCTCGGGAAACTACGCGAGCACGCTAGACAGCGCAGCTAACAGCGTCACCGGAAGCATCGAGTTGATGGCAAAGGTTGCGCCGAACGATTGGACCCGCACAACTGAAAATGCTTTGATAAACAAAAATAGCGGCGCTCCGAACGTGAGCTATGCGTTCCACGTTGAGACCGGATCGACCGGGAAGTTGGTGTTTTACTACACGACGGATGGGTCCACTACGACCGGGCGAATTGCTGTCAGCACGGTGGCGGTGCCCTTCGCCGACGGCGCGATCGGGTGGGTAAAGGTGACCTATAACGCCGGCACCGGAGTCGTACAGTTTTTCACGAGCACGAATGGCTCTAGTTTCTCTCAGTTGGGTACGGATGTAACGATCACTGCCGGGGCCATACACGACGGCAGTGCTGGGCTTGAAGTGGGGTCGATTGGGACAGCCGCCGTACTCGACGGGAGAATTCACTACGCCGAGGTCCGCAACGGCATCGGCGGTACGGTTGTGGCCTCCTTCGATCCAACGCTCGCCACGCGGGGCGCGGCGAGCTTCGCCTCGGCCACGGGCGAGACCTGGACGATCAACCAAACCGGCACGCCGCCGGCCGAGCTGCAGGGTCGTGCCCTTGTGACCGCGGCGGCCGGCCCGGTGGTAACGCTCACCGGCTACAAGCGCGGCCTGGGGCAGAGCTACAGCCTCGAGCCGCAGTTCGAGCAGGCCGAGCGCAGCGTCAAGATGAAGCGCAACGAAGTGCAGCCGCTCGCCGACGTGCCGCCCGAGGTGCTGCTGCACCGGCGCGAGACGCACTTCGAGATGCTCACCGACATCCTCACCGAGGCCGAGCTGCCGCAGTGGCGCGAGTTCCTCGCCTCGGTGGCGGCCGGGGAGAGCTTCACCCTCGACCGCTACGGCACGCTCGCCGCGCCGGTCGAGGCGCGCCAGGCGGTGCTCGCGAGCGACGATTATTCCGAGAAGCGCCTCGGCGGCCAGCTCTACCGCATCGCTTTCAGCGCGCGGGTTTTCTAGGAGAACATCATGGAAGGAGTAACGCAAACCACGAACGGCGGCACGCGCTCGCTGAGCAGCCGCGAGACCGCTCCGCAAGCGGAGGCCTCCGATACGGTCCTCAAGCTCGATCCGATCAAGGACACGATCGCCGAGCTGGTGCGCCTGTACCGTGCGCAAAGAGACGCCACCACCGATCTGGCGGACGCGATCGAGGCGGCGGCGACGCGCTCGGCCGCGCGGCCCGCGGTGGTGCGCCGCTTCGTCGCGGCGCGCGCCGGGGACAAGTTTATCGAGCGCAAATCCGAATGCGAGCAGCTCGCGTTCCTGTTCGAGCGCCTCGGAGAGTGAGCCGGTAGCCCCCGCCTCGCGCCCGTGCGCACCGACACCGCCCTCTTCGCGCAGAAGAACGTCGCGCTCGAGAAGGAGCCCCGCTATGTGATCGAGCTCGCCTTCGACGAAGACAACACCATCCTGCGCTATTTCCCGTCGCACGCCGACGCGGCGCTGCCGCCGGGGGCCGCGGCGATCGCGACGGTGTTGGAGGGTCTCTCGGTCACGAGTCAAACGCTCAACCCGGACACCGCCAACGCGACCATCGGGACGATCAATTACAGCCTCGCCGACAAGGCCGGCATCGTCACCGCCACGCTTGGCGGGCAGCTCGAGCTCGGGCGTTCCACGCGCCGGCAGCGGGTGCGGGTGTACGCAGGCTATGAGGGCCTCGCCTGGGACGACTACACGCTGGTGCAGACGCAGCTTCTCACCGAGGTCGGCGTTCGCGGAGGCGCCTACCGTTTCTCCTGCGCCGACATCCAGCGCGAGATGCGCAAGGAAATCTTCGACCCGGCGAAGACCACCCTCGCTTCATCGCTCTCGGCCACCGCTACGACGGTCCCGGTGTCGGTGGGGACCGGAAGCCCGCTATCTGCATTCGAGCTGGTCGCCCACGGCACCAGTTATTCGGATGCGCCGAGCGCGACCGTCGGCTACATCCGCATCGAAGACGAGATCATCCGCTATACAAGCAAGGACGCGGCCGGGTTCACCGGCTGCACCCGCGGCGCGCTCAACACCCGTGCGGTCGAGCACGCGGTCGACCCGGCAACGGCCGCCGAGCGGCGCCTCGAAATCGCGGAATATCACTATCTGGAACTGCCGGCGGTCAAGGCGATTTATGCGCTGCTGACGGGGAAGATTTACTGGCAGGACTACCTGTCGCTGCCGGGGACGGCTGGGAATTATGCGAGCACACCCGAAAGTGCGGCCAACAGCGTAACCGATGACATCGATCTGCGGTGCAAGGCGGCGCTGATCGACTGGACCCCGGCTATCCCGTTTATGACTTTCGTTGCCAAATGGGACACTGCGGCCAACCAGCGTGCATATAGACTGCGGATTACCGACGCGAGCGCTCTTCAGTTGTTGTGGAGTGAGAACGGCACGGCTGTCAAAACTGCCCAGTCAACAGTGGCGATGTCGGTTGCTGATGGTGTGACCAAGTGGGTACGCGCGACGCTAGACGTGAACAATGGCGCTGGTGGCAATGACGTTAAGTTCTATACCTCGGACGATGGGTCAGCGTGGACACAGTTAGGGGCAACCGTAACGACGGCAGGCATCACAAGCATTTTTGACAGCAACGCGATCCTAGAAATAGGCTCAGGTACTACGGGCGCACAGGAAGTTTTGCAAGGGCGCATCTACTACGCCGAGGTCCGCAATGGCATCGGCGGTACGGTAGTCGCATCCTTCGACCCGAACCGTTTTGTCGTGGGCGCGCTGACCGCAGTTATGCTGACTGGCGAACTCTGGACGGTGAACCAGAGCGGCTCGCCCGCAGCGGCGATCATGCAGGCTTATCTGCCCGTCTCCTGGCACCTCGGCATCCCGCTCGCCTACGCGCGCCTCGCCGATTTCACCGGCATCGGCGCGGACTTGTGGGACACGGCAGACGACCAGCAGGGGCGCGTGGTGCTGCTGCAGGACCTCAAGAAGACCGATGGCAAGAAGTTCATCGAGACCGAGCTCGCGCGCCTGTGCGGCGCGTTCCTGCCGGTGTATGCGGATGGCGCGCTCGGTATAAAACGTCGCGCCAACATCCTCTCCGGGGCGGCCTACGTGGCGATGCTCGATGAGAGCAACGTCGTCAGCGTCGGCGAGCTGGTGCATGACTACAATTCGGTGCACAACGTGCTGCGGATCGACTGGAACTGGGAGCCGCTGCTCGAAAAATTCACGCGCCCGAACCTGCTGATCGACGCCGACTCGCGCCTCATCTACGGGAAGGCCGAGCCGCTGGAAATCAAATCGCGCGCACTGCACGGCAGCCGCCACACCTCGGTGACGCTGCAGCAGATGTTCGACTCGCTGCGCGACGCCTATACCGGGCCGCCGCTGCGCCTGCCGCTGGTGGTGTCGCACCGCCTGAACACGCTCGAGGTCGGCGATGTGGTGCGGGTGAGATTGGATCACGTGCCCGATTTCACCCTGCCGGGCGGCGGCGGTCCGATCGATCGCTCCTTCGAGATCCAGAACATCTCAATCGACTGGATCACCGGCAACGTCGCGCTGAAGCTCTTCGGCTCGTCGCGCGCGCCCGGGGCGGTGGCCGCGACCGGCGATACCACGGTGCTGACGCAGGCGTGGTACACCGGGACCGGGACGGCGCTTGCGAGCGTGTTGACGATCACCGGCTCGAACCCGGGACATGTCAGCTCCAACGGCAACCTGGCCGGCCATGCGGACATGAACAACGCCGCGGCGATCTACTACTACGACGGTGATCTGCAGGTCGACGCCGGCGTCACGGTGACGGTCAACAACAACGTGCAGTTGCGGGTACGTGGCTTCCTGCAGAACAACGGCAAGCTCGACGGCAAGGGCCGCGGCATCGCCGGGGCGGCGGCCGTGACCGATCCGCCGACTTCGTTCTCGCACTACAACCCCGGCACCGCCGGCTTCATCGGCGCGACCGAGGCGGGCGGCGGGCTGAGTGGCGCCAAGGCGGCGTGGGAATCGACGCAAGGCGGCAGCGTGTCGGCGCGCAACGCCGTGGTGCCGGACTTCACCCTCGACTGGGACGGCAGCGCGCTCTCGGGATTGCCCGCGGACCTGCGCGGCACTTCGGGGTCGAGCGGCATGCCGGTGGTGACGCGCCTGAATACGTTTAATCCGCTCGATCCGCCGCTGACGCTCCGCGCGGGCGGCGCGGGCGGCGCGGGCGGCGCCGGACTCATGATCGTGTCCAGGGGATTCGCACAGGGCGCCGCCGGGTCGATCGATCTGAGCGGTGGCGACGGCGCCGAAGGCGGCTCGGTGCAACCGTCCGGCATTTTGGGGGCGCGTTATTTCGCAGGGTCCGGAGCCGGCGGCGCACCGGGCGGGCTGCTGGTGCTGCTCGATGGGGCGCTGCAATCGGCGACCGGGCTGACCGAGGCGGGCTGCGTCGCGCTGCAAGGCAAGACCCCGATCCGCGGCACGCAGACTTCTGAGCCGGGTTTCGCCCGCGCGGTGGCGATCGAGAATTACTCGTATTTTGCCGGCACCGGCGACGGCACGAGCTTCGATCTGCCGAGCCTCTCGGGCACACTGCGCGGCGGGGCGCGGGTGCAGTACGTTACGGGGAATCCCGGGGCGGTGGCCGACCCTTTGGTCGCGACCTTGCCCGCACCGTCGAATTTCGGGCTCGCGAGCGACACGGTCGCCCAGTTGCTGGTGCTCGGCGACGGCACCATCCTGCCGCGCATCCAAGCCACCTGGACGCCGGTGCCGGATTCGCGCGTCGCCGGCTACGAGCTGCAATTCAAAGCCTCGACCGAGTCGGCCTACCAGGCGCTGCCTCCGGTGCTGGGGCGGAGCTCGGCCGAGGCTTGGGTCCTCGGGGCGAAGGACGGGGTCAACAACGACGTGCAGTTGCGTTCGGCCGGTCGCCTGCGCGAGGTGAGCGAGTGGGTCACGATCACCGGGCATTTTTTCACCGGGCGCAGCGGCCAGCCAGCACCGCCGGGGATTCCGGTGGTGGTCGAGGAGATCTACGACACCAGCGGATCGGCCGGGGTCAAATCGCGCGCCAATGCGAGCTGGGGTGCCTCGAGCAATCCGTTCGTCAACCGCTACATCCTGGAGTGGAAGCCCGCCGCCGATCCGGCCTATCACCGCGAAAGCGTATCGGGGCTCAGCAAGACGCTCGACGATCTCGCGCCAGGCGACTACCTGTTCCGCTCGGTGGCGGTGACCGGGTTCGGCTTCGAGTCCGTGCCTTCGACGGCGCTTGCTAAAGAGATCATCGGCTTGAACGCGCCGCCGGCGGACGCGACCGGGTTTTCGGTGATCGCATCGAACGGTTTCGCCGTATCGCGCTGGGACCTGTCTTCTGATCTGGACGTGAAGATCGGCGGGCGCGCGATCGTGCGGCATTCGCCGTTGACGACGGGCGCGGTCTGGGAGGACGGAATCCTGATCTCGGGCAGCGTCGCTCTGCCGGGATTTCCGGGCGACACCATCATGAGTCCGCCGCTGCCGCTGAAGAGCGGGACGTACTTGCTGAAATTCAGAGACTCGACCGGCAATTACTCGCTGAACGCAGCGAGCTTCGTCGCGACCGAGGGAATGATCACCGGATTTACAACGCTGGTGACCATCACCGAGGACGCGGCGTTCTCTGGGGCGAAGACCGATACCGTGGTGAACGGGTCTAACCTGCAGTTGGCCAGCGTCAATATGCTGCAGCGGACCGAGCAGTTCGACAATGCCGCCTGGAGTAAGTTTTTCGGGGCAAGCATCGTCGCCGACGCCGGCGTCGCGCCGGACGGCACCACGACCGCGGACAAGATCGTGTTCGATGGGACCGTCAACGGACAGGTGGCACAGGGCGTCAACGGCCTGGTCATCGGGAATCCGTACACGTTTTCCGTCTACGTGAAAACGGATGGCACGACGCAACAACCACAGAAACTTTATATTGGCGGAACTGTACAAGCGTTCACGCCGAATGCCGCATGGACGAGAATCTCATTGCTCAGGATCGCCGCAGCAACGACCGAGAGCCCGCTCATTTTGAACGAGCCGAACGTAGCCTCGTCCTTTCTGGCGTGGGGCGCGCAGTTCGAGAAGGGATCGGTGGCAAGCGCCTACGACAAGCTCGTCGCCGACCGCATCGGCTCGGTGATCACGCCCTCCGGGAGCTACGACTTCGCCGCAACGGACGATCGTGGTTCGATTGCCGTGCGCCGCTTCGAGGCGACGATCAAGGCGGTGAGCTTCGATACCGGAGATACGATCGATTCGCGCACGGCCAATATCGACACCTGGGACTCGATCGACGGCGGCGTGGTGAACGATTGCAACGCGCAGCTCTATGCGAGCGTGAGCGACGACAACATCACCTACAAACCGTACACGCCGTTCCACGTGGCGGACTTTAGCGGCCGTTACAGCAAGTTCCGTCTCGATCTGTCTTCAGCGAATTCCAACCACAGCATAGCGATCTCGCAGTTGCGGGTCGCGATCAAGGTGCCATGATGAAAATTGCCCTGCTTGACCCGCAAGGCGTCTATCTCGGCGAGAGCGAGATCGACGCTGCTGATTTCAATCCTGCAATGCACGTGGACGCCTCAGACTATGGCGGGCGCTGCGACCTGCCCCGGGGTCCTGGGTGCGTCCCGTACCGCTGGAGCCGCGAGCGAAAGTGCTTCGAGCCGGTGCATTCTGTCCAGGAGGCATTCGCCCGGGACATGCAGCGCGTGATCGAATTCGCCGCGGCCCAGGCCGTGGCGCTCGCCGACCCGGAACTGCAGCCGATCATTCAGCAGCATTTTCCGGCCGAGTATCGCCTCGCGCAGCTCGCCCTTGCCAGCAAAAGCTGAAATCCAATCATGAGCCAGCATTCCTTCTCGATCCCCGACGAATCCGGTGCCGCGTTCCGCGCGGACGTGAACAACGCCCTGCAGGCGCTCGCCTCGCAGTCCTCGGGGGCTACGGAACCCGCGACCCGGTACTCCTATCAGATCTGGGCGGACACGACCGCGAACGCGATCAAGCGCCGCAATACTGCGAATTCCGCCTGGATCATCGTCGGCTCGCTGTCGGAGACTTTCGTCGTCAGCCGCGCCTCGAATACGATCCTCGGGGTTTCGGACTACGGCAAGACCTTCGTCGCGACGGCGGGTTTTACGCAGACGCTCGACGCCGTTGCCACGCTCAAGGACGGCTGGTGGTGCGACTATCGGATCGAATCCGGCGCCACAGTCACCTTCGATCCGAACGCCTCGGAGACGATCGACGGGGCGACGACCAAAGCCGTGACCGGACCGGCGGGCGGGACGATCCGGTGCGATGGGAGCGGGTTCAAGACCGTGGGGCTGGATATCGTTCCAGTGGCGAATGGCGGGACCGGATCAACGACAGCGGCGGCGGCGCGCGTGGCGCTGAAGGTGCCGACGGATCAGATGGGCACCGGCTCCGGAGTTGCAACGCTGGTCGGCGTGGCGCACGTCAACACGACGGCGGTGGGAAATGTTGGGGCGGGCGAGGACGACTTAATGACCTATTCGTTGCCAGCGAACAGCCTGTCTGCGAACGGTAAGGGAGTTCGGGTAACGGCTTGGGGGATAACTGCAAACAATGCAAACGTCAAGACCTATAGATTTTATTTTGGAACATCTTCTATCGGTTACGTATTGACTTCTTCTATTACTGGCGTTTGGCGGTCTGAGTTCACAGTATTTCGTACTGGCCCTAACACGCAGGATGCCGCCTTCAAAATTTCTGAGGTAGTTAATAGTGCAGCGTTAGCCGCTCCAAAGGAGGCTCAAGTAGCCATTGATGCTGACGCGGAGACCGATACTGCTGCAATTACGATCAAAGTCACTGGAGAAGCCACAGCAAACAATGACATCGTGCAACAAGGCATGCTCGTGGAGTTCTTGAATTAAAGGTAGATCCACAACCACAGGATTCCGACTCCGAAAAATGAAACTCCGACCCAAAACATCCAAGGAAAAAAGAACATTTAGCGCGGAGAGGGCGGCTGTTGGGGACATGGCCATGCCGTTACCAAATAATACGAGGAACTTCCGGAATCGGTACGCCTTTGCTTTGGCCATGGAACAACCCTCGCTGGCAGTGATCGAGTTCATGCCCGAGGGTCCGATGATAGCCATCGAGATCGCCGTCGCGCGTTTCCCTCACCCACATGGGCAGCGTGTAGATGTGGCAGGTATCGCCGATCCACCGATAGCAGCCGAGCAGATCTGGATCGTGGTCGAAGGCGCCTCGATTGCAGACTTCGACCAGATTCGGCAATGCCAATTCATGATGGGCTGTCTGAATCGCGCGACCTGGAGGCCCCAATTGGGCGCAGCCAAATGAGGCCAACAGCGCGAGCAGCAGGGCGAGGTAAGCGCCGAGCCGCGTTGGGTTCTCCCTTGGAGGTTTCATAGCTTCAGGTACGAATCAACCGCCCTGCGGATCAGCTCGGCTACCGAAACGCCCATCTTCTTCGACAGCGCCTTCAAGGCTCGAATCGTCTGCTCCGGCAAGTGGTAATTGACGCGCTTCATACAGACATCATACGCACCTTAACCGAACCCGTCAAGTAGGGAGCCTCGCCATGTCCAAGCCCCGTTTTGCCGGCCGCATCATCATTCCGCAGCCGTACACGCCGGCGCTCAAGACCGACATTCGCCGAGCTTTCAGGGCCGAGCGCGAACGGCTTGCAGCGGAAAAGCGCAGGCGCGAGGCAGACGCCGCCGAGGCCACCGAGAAGACGGTGAATTTGAGAAAACGCGCATAGACCGGCGCGCGAATTATCATGATGGCTCCTTGATGCGATATTTGGCCTTGAGCGCACCCTCGACCAGCTCGGCCCGGCTCTCCTCGCGCGTGTCGATCCAGTCGATGAGCCAGCGCGGCAGGCGCACGTTCAGCAATTCCCGGCGCTGGTCTGGGGTGAGCGGCGGACGGCCGCGCTTGGGTTTGGATTGTTTTTTCATGTCGAGGTGACGGCCTCAAGTTCCCCGAGTTCGCGCAGGAGGCTTAGGCTGCGTCCACCGCATCACAAATCCGTAAGACTATCTCGGGTAGGCGTTGGCAGAACGGTCATGAGGCGGCGGGTCTGCTCCTCATCCTGGCTGTCGTACATAGCCGCTTCCGCGGCGGTCAGCGTGTAGGTCTTGGTCATGATCAGTTTCTCCTGCGGCGCCCTTGCCCGGGCGCATGGGCCGGCGCGGATGCGCCTATACGCGGTCACTGCCGTTCGGAAATTGGAGAATGGGGTCGTATTGAGCGAACCATTTTCCCTCCGCCGTGTAGACGTGGGCGCCAGCATGCTCGCCCTCTGCGACAGTGATTTCGACAGACACGGTCCCGCCGCTCGTACCGATGTGCTCGGCGGCGTCGGCAATGCTCATCGGACCCCAATCGTTGGGGTGCTGATCGGGGAACGCTTTGACCCGCCTGCGAATATTTACGATCGTATTCGTTCCCAGAATCGGATTCGGATATACACTCA